ACGCTCCAATTGCATGAGAGATTCCACTGAGACCACCAGAGGTGGCTTGTGCCTCAGTTTTACCTCTCTTCTTTTCATATAACACATGGGAGGTAGTAGTCTCTCTCATCTTTCGAATAACCTCCTCTTCTTCTTTTGTCAAAGAGAAAGTATTGAAAAATGGTAATGCGGCGGTTGGTTGTGTGAGTGAAAAATCGGGGTCTTCGGTACGGAATCGGGCATATATAGAGATTGAAACAGGGGCTGAGGAGGGTGAGGTTCGAGCGATTATTAAATTTTGTGGATTTGGATAATTAGCCATAAGACATCGGTGTGAAAATTGTGAAATAAATGGGACATCCAGTTCTACTGAAGGTAGACTGGCCAATGAAAATACTTGATTAGGAAATTGAGATTGGGCAAGTGGGGTTGCCGTTCTATTGGCTAAATAAGCTGGGTCTATGTCAGGTGCTTGAATTACTCGGATACCTCCAGAACAAGTTGGGGGAGCGGTGAAAAGTAAACGTACGGCAATATTGCTACGCAAATATGTAAAACCTTTTATCTTTTCTCTTATAGGTTGTAAGGCTAACAATGCGTTCATTAGTGCTAAACGTATTAATACATCTCCATTCGCTCCTCCAGCAGGTACAGATAATGAAGAAATGAGGCGGTATCTTGAAAGAAAATCTTTTATAGTGTGGTCTCGTTCCTCCACAGCTACTGTCGTAATCTCTGATGGAAGTGGTGTGTGTTCGGAAATTTGAATCAATGATGCTTCTTGTGCGTCTTGGATGGTCAAAACTTGTGTTTGGTCAATGATGGTGTCGCTAGCTTCATCAGCTAGGTTGGTATTATTAATTTCGTTGGTGGTGGCTGTACTTTAAAATAAAAATGGACTGAGTACAATGGGTCCATAGTTGCAATAGAGGTCTTTTAGGCGCCAGACGTAAATACGTCTCCTGTTAGTTAATACGGTTTGCTATTATTGCTCGATGCAAACTGTATGGTATGTTGTTTTCTACATTTATCCCTAACTTAGATAAATGCGGTACAAATCCTTTTGTCCATACTGATTCGTGGATTTGTTTGGAATGGTGAACTAACTCACGCTGAACAGTTAAAGCGTTTACACGCAACTGCTCGCGTTTTAGCATTGGGTCTTTTTCCTTATCCCAATACATCATCTCGATCCAGACTTTATAGTCTAATGGAGCGAAACAATAAGCTAATTCATCATCCCAAGCAAATCCGCGCTTCAGGATGGTCAAATCTTCAACTTTCTTAAACTCTAATTCGGCGGTCTTGGTGTCGTTGGTATATTTGTGTCCGTAACTAGTCAGTTTAAGTCCTACGTCAGTGGGGGTGATAATTTCGGCTATGTCGCTGTCAAACGCTACCAGGTTATCATCTCCATACACGACAATTAGAACTTTGTTTCTTACTTCAAGAGCTAGTTGCGGCTGTCGTTCGAGTAGAAGTTCGGTGATTGCGGTCTCCATTAAACCTAAACCATAAATCGTGTTAATAACAC